TTGATTCCAGAGGAGTTGCGCTCTATTGGAGTCCTGAAGATGATCGCTACCCCATCGACAGAAAACCTCTACACAGAACCAACCGGCAGCAGCTAGCTGTTGTTCCGGCTCCGGCGTTTTCGCGGGATGAGGATCGCTCCCCAGGTCATGCGCCAAAAGTTAGCAAAAGCATTCGCGCTCTACACTGAAACCCATGCCGAGGCGCAAGAATGCGATTGAAGAAGAGCAAGCCGAATTGTCGGGGTCTTTTTCACGTCAATCTTTACCTGGCAATTGCAGAGTAGACCACTTCTGCTAATTCCGTCAAATTATTTTTCACTCTTGCGTTATAAAGTTCTCCCTTGCACAATATCTGGTGGTATGATTACTGACGTGGGGGAGAGGTGGCGCAACTCCCTCCTAGTCATGTCTCTGATGCCTGGCAGCTTCGAATATGGCTCCCCCACACCTATCACCCAAACGCAGACAGCAGTAACCACCGACCCCCGGCAACGCCGCAACAAGGCGACCGGGGGTTTTTCATGGGCATCAGGACCCGAAGCGCTTACAATGTCTCCGAGGTGACCACCATGGACTTCCCATTTTCCACTGGATATTATCAAGGCTCAGACGTTCAAGACGGTTTCAGTCCTGCGAACGTTGATAAGCTCTCTGAGTCGATGAACGCGCTGCTGGCCGACTGCTTCGCTTTGTACCTAAAGACAAAGAACTTCCACTGGCACATGACCGGTCCGCACTTCCGCGACTGGCACCTGATGCTGGACGAGCAAGCCACGCAAATCTACGGCATCACCGACGACATTGCGGAGCGGGTGCGGAAGATCGGCGGCACCACGATCCGGTCAATTGGCCAGATTGCCCGTTTGCAGCGGATTCAGGACTCTGACGATCCCGGCCCGGCACCAGAGATGATGCTCAAGGAGCTTCTGGCCGACAACAGGACCCTTATCGCCCAACTGCGGAGCGCCCATACAGTCTGTGCCCTGGCGGACGACTACGCCTCAACCGCGATGATTGAGGTGTGGATTGACGAAGCGGAGCGGCGCGCGTGGTTTCTCTTCGAGGCGACTCAAGATGCTTTATAATCCCGTCATGGTGGTAAATCCAATGGCCGACAGGACCCAAAAGACACTCCCCAAGCCCCGAGTCCAGCTCTTCGTACACCTCCAGGTGTGTGAGCGTGGCTCGGCCTTGCGTTCGGAGCGTGTCCTGATCCTGCCGGCGAAGCGGGCGGCGTAGCCGCTATGCCCAAGACTGCACCAGCTAAGAAGCCCAAGACGCGCCGCCCGGTGCGGTATGATCCTGCCATCGGTGAGCAGGTTTGCACCGTCATCGCGTCCACTACGCTAGGCATAAAGGCCATCTGTAAGAAGTTTAATAAGTTTCCAACTCACACCACTTTTTACCAATGGCTCGCCTCCGAGTCTGAATTGGCTGACCTGTATACGCGCGCGAAGGAGACGCAAACGCAGCTCTTAGAGGATGAAATGATTGAACTTGCCGACACTCCCAAGGTTGGCGAGGTTGTGACGATCAAGCCAGACGGGAAAGAGATTCGCCGCGGTGACATGCTGGAACACCGTAAGCTCCAGATCGAGACGCGCAAGTGGCTGATGGCGAAGTTGAAGCCGCGGAAGTATGGCGATAGCCTGACACACAAAGGTGATCCCGACAATCCAGTGCAGGTGAGCGTGCTCGATAGTATCCTCAAGGGAGAATGAAGCCACTCACTGTAGTACAGAAGGCCAAAATCCGTAGTACACTCACGGACCCGATCAAGTTTGTACTACACTGGCTCGGCTCTGACCTGTGGAGCGTGCAGAAGGCCATTTGCAAGGCGCTGCTCAAGCCACAGGCAAAGGTGAACGTCAAGGCGTGCCACTCATCCGGCAAGACGTTCCTAGCGGCACAGATTACCCTCTGGTGGTTGGCGCGGTACGAGAACGCTATTGTGGTGACCACGGCGCCCACGAAAAAGCAGGTCGAGGTCCTGATGTGGGGTGAAATCCACAAAGCCATCGTCAAGAGCAAGTATCCCTTCCCGTCTGCAAACCTAACCAAACTTGAGTTTGATAAGACCAAATACCCGATGCGGTACGCGCTCGGTTTCACGACGACCGTCCAGCAGCAGGATGAGGGCGTCAAGTTCCAAGGCTTCCACGCTGACCACGTGCTGATCATCATCGACGAAGCCCCTGGCGTTGATCCGAAGATCATCGAAGCGATTGAGGGCATCCGAGCCGGCGGCGATGTGCGCATCTTGAAGCTGGGCAACCCCACCATCTCGTCTGGCGCCTTCTACGACGAGTTCCACAGCAAGCGCGCCAGCATCCAGCCGTTCACAATCAGCGCGTTCGACACTCCCAACTTTGAAGGCATCAAGCTTTCCTATGAGGCTCAGGACTCAGAAGGCGCTCCGATCACCGTAACGCTCGGTGATCCCAACGGTCGCGACCTGATGGACCTGACCGAGGAAGAGCTTGACCAGAACGTAATGCCATGGCTTACCACCAGGCGGTGGGTCAAGGAACGGTTTGAGGAGTGGGGGCCGGGAGACTTCCGCTGGGATTCACGCGTGATGGGAGACTTCCCCTCTCAGAGTCCTGATGCCCTGCTGTCTCTGGCATGGCTGGAGCGCGCGCAGCGGGACACGCGGACGTTTGACGGCAAGGTGGACATCGGAATCGACGTGGCTGGTCCTGGCGAGGATGAGACGGTCATGGTGGCCCGCTGCGGATTCCAGATACTCGAGATCGTCGGCTGGGGCAATCCAGATCCCCGCGGGGAGTTGGTGAGTGCTCTCCGGAAGTATGGAGACAGAATCGGGACCCTGAACGTTGACTCGGCCGGCATCGGCTATTACCTCCACAAGCACCTGCAGGACCTTGGATTCCCATCGAACGCCGTCAACGTGGGAGAGTCGCCTGCGGACAAAGAGCAGTTCGTGAACCTCAAGGCTGAGCTCTACTGGGGCTTGCGGATGCGCGCCAAGTCCGGAGACCTATCAGGACTCGACGACGAAACATCCATTTCCCAGCTTGCCAGCATCCGGTGGAAGCCGAACAGCCGTGGGCAAACGGAGATTGAGTCCAAGGAAGCGATGCGGAAGCGCGGGGTCAAGAGTCCAGACCGTGCAGAGGCGATCATGCTGGCGTTTGCCAAAGTGTCCAAGAACGGGGCTGGGCTGCTCGAGTATTACCAGGGTGCGCTGGCGGTGCAAACCGGTGGAGATCAGGACTCAAACCCAAAGACACCCGGCTTTAGACCTGCACCTACCGTGACCACACCCGTCAAAGCACCAGCTATGACCGCCTACAACCGCGCTATGGCTGCCCTTGCGCCCCAAGACCTTTGTGATCATTGCGGCAAACCTCTCGGCGATACCGTGGTTGAAGAGGGCATACGCCGGATGCACCCGGACTGCGCAAGGCCGTCTTGGGCGTCCTGATGCTGCTTACTACTATCGGTAGTTTGCGCTACCATCGGGAGCATGAGCCAAGTAACCGTAAAAGCGTGGAAGTGTGACCGCGAGTCCTGCGGCCATGTATGGTACACCGGGAGCGATGATCCTCCCAAGTCATGCTCGAAATGCAAGAGCAAGAACTGGAACATGGAAACCATTGCCTCGCTTATCAAGTCAGGCGCGGTGAAGACGGCGAGTCATGTGTGCCCTCGTCAGGACTCAAAGAAAGTCTTTGGTCCCTCTCGCATCGAAGCGTGTTTACCTCAACTGAGAGCGCTGGACGCAATAAGCCCTTACGTCCGCCCAGCCCACGCACCGGGCTGCAAGTGCCTGATGTGCCAAGGAAAGTGATTCGGTTGATACACTAGACCACGGGAGCACACAACATGGCCTTATGGGATGAACCGACAGAGATCAACGACGATACAGTGTTTGGGAAACGGCTGAACGACAAGGCATTGCAGAAGATGCCGGACGCTACAGGCGGTTCGATGACGCTCCTGAATCCGCGGTATGGACTCTTGAGCGCAAGGAATCGCGGCGGCGTTCGGCCTACTCTGCCAAATCGGGACCCTGAAAACGACCGTCCAGGCCCTGATGACCGCCTCCTTCCCTCCGACTTCATCCCCGACGTAGACGAAGAGCGCAACCGCTTCAGCCCTTATCAACCCGTAGCGCCCTTTGGCCCCCCGTCGATCTTGGATGCCCGCGAGTGGGACTACCCTACCGGCTACAACCTTGAGATCGTCAACCGGCATATCGTCTTGGGTGAGATGCTGCGCGGCATCGTGCGGGGTTCGGGAATCATCGCCAACGAACTTAGCGCGCGTGTCGACGAACTGGTTAGCCTGCCGTGGAAGTTCGTCCTGAAGAGCCCGGCCAAAGGCGTGAAGTCGGAAGACGACCCGCGCATCAAGGAACTCAACGCCTTTTTCAAGATGCCAGACCGGAAGATTCCGTACCCGCAATGGATGGAGATGATCTTCCGTGAGCGGTACACCATTGATGCTGCCACCGTCTACATCTGGAAGAACAGGACCGGGACAAAGCCCTACGCGCTGGAAGTGATTGACGGGAATACCATCGTGCCAAAGATCGACGACCGCGGACGTATCCCCGACTGGCCATCCATGGCATACGTCCAGTGCTATTCGGATGATACGGAAATTCTCACGCGGCGCGGCTGGATGAAGTTTGATAAGCTCCTGCCCGAAACCGACGAATTTGCTACCAGAAACCCAAAGACAAAAGATTTTGAGTGGCAGAAGTCCGATGGACTCGTAGTGCGGGACCATTCCGGTGAGATGTATCACTTCCATTCCCAGACGATTGATTTGCTGGTCACTCCTGAGCACAGGATGCTTGTAGACCGTTTGCCACATGCGGCCGGTGGGCACGCGCATCGCTCGGGGGATGCTATCTTGACGGCCAGCAAGTTGTTTGAGACTCGCACTGGTGCAACCCGCATCCCTATCACGTCACGATGGGAGGGGACGCCGATTTCAGATAAAGTGTTCGGCGAGTCAAAGATTGATCAACGTGAAGCGAGAGACGCCAAGTTTAGGGAACTCCGATCTACTGGAATGTCATACCAAGCGATTGCCGATCAAGAAGGAACGTGCATTGCCACGGCGCATAAAGCATGCACCCTTTACCCAGATGGGAAGCATCCAGAGTGCCCACATGACACAATCCCCGTATTTATGAGTGGAGACGAGTACGCCTCGTTTATGGGAGCATACCTAAGCGAAGGGTCATGCAACCTTTCTACCGGGGACACTGTGGCCATCTCGCAGGAGAAGTGGAATAGAGGATTCAAGCCCTATCAAAATCTACTTAAAAAGATCGCTCCTAACCGTAAAATTCCCCATGTTGGAATCAGCTTCTTGCTCCATAGTCGTCCTTTGGTTGAGCATCTCAAGAGCTTCGGACACGCGAATGACAAGTTCATTCCTGATGAAATCATGAATGCGACTGTTGAGCAGTTGAAACTGTTTTGGGAATACTTCCGGCTGGGGGATGGAGACAAGTCACGGCAGCGCATGTTTACGTCCAGCAAGCGCATGGCTGACCAACTTCAAGAGATCGCACAGAAGATGGGATACTCGGCTTCGATTCGAGAAAAAAAGCCATCTCAGAGCACCATAAACGAAAACGGCGTTAAACGTATCATCACGCGCGGTTCACAGTACACGGTTAGCGTTAGAAAGACAGCAGCAGCGCTGATTAAGAAGACCGAGAAAATCTCCTACTCGGGAAAGGTATGGTGCCCGTCTGTCCCTAGCGGGATTGTCTATGTGCGGCGAAATGGACTGCCATCATGGTGCGGAAATTGCGTCAAAGGTCTCCCGATGGACAACTTCACTGAGCGGGAGATCGTCTACATGCCGCGGCATCGGTGGGCGCAGATGCCTATCTACGGATACTCCGAGGTTGAGCAGATCCTGATGGAGGCCACCCAGCAGGTTCGCAAGACGATGTACATGCTTTCGTTTTGGAACGAGGGAACCTGCCCTGACGTGATGGTTTGCTGTCCGGAAAATTGGACTTCAGAACAGATTGCCCTCTGGCAGGGAACCTTCGATGCCATGTACTCGGGCAATATCAAGCTCAAGTCCAAGATGCGGTTCATCCCCGGCGGAGGCAAGCCTTTCGAGATGAAGGGCTCGGCCGGAGACCTTCTCAAGTCGGAGTACGACGAGTGGATGGCCCGCATCGTTTGCCGCGCCTTCAGGACCGACCCGAAGCCCTACATCAAGGAGCCTGAGCCGCGGGCGAACTCCGAGCAGCTTCAAGAGCAAATGCGCGCCCAGGGACTCAATGGCGAGATGCTCTGGTGGTCTAGCCTGATGGAGCGCCTGATATTCCTCGGCTGGGGATGGGGCGACATCGGCCACTCGTTCGACCAGAACGAGGAAGTAGCGGCAACCGACCAAGCCACGATTGACCAAACCAACGTGAAGATCGGGGCCAGAACAATCAACGAACTACGAGACCGGGACGGTCTGGATGCGATTGAGGGTGGTGACGTGGCGATGATATACACGAGCACAGGAGCTATGCCGCTCAGTGTCCTGGCAGCGCAGACCGCGCTACCTACCCCAGTCGCACCGGGGGGAGCCGGCGGGGCATCAGGACCTGGAAAGAACGCCAGCAAGCCTACTCCCACGCAAAAGGAGGCCGGGACGGAAGCCGACCGCCCTTTAGCAAAGCGGGGAAGTCACTGGAGCAGATACTAGCGGCCTACCTCAAGCGCAAGGGAAAAGAGGCGGCGGCAGGACTCACCGTCGAGAAACTGGCGAAGGCTGCGAAGAAGAAGCCAGAAGATCAGGACACGATAGACGTTTTGGTGGACTGGGGAGACCTGATCCCGGAGGTGACGCCCTACCTTGAGACCGATGCGGTCGCCGGCGCCACAGAGTTCCTGACCGACCGCGGCATAGTCGAAGACAGCGACATATGGACCAAAGTCTTGGACCAGGCGCGGCAGATGGCGCGTGAGCGTGGCGCGGAACTGGTGGGCAAGCGCATCACAGACAAGGGCGAGATCGTTGATAATCCCGATGCCCGCTACGCCATCACAGAGACGACGCGCGAGAACCTGCGAGAGTTGATAAGCAAGTCGGTCGATGAGGGATGGACGACGACGGAACTCCAGCACAACATCTTGCAAAGCGAGGACTTCAGCGCAACTCGAGCTCTGACAATCAGCAGGACCGAAAGCATGTACGCCTACAACCACGGCAAGCATGAGGCCGCCAAGGGCACAGGGCAGAAGTTCAAGCAGCAGATCGGCTCCGGGGATGCGTGCGAGGAGTGCATGGGGAACATTGAGGCCGGCCTGATACCGATAGATGAGCCGTTCCCTTCGGGTGACGATTGCACGCCGATTCACCCGAATGATCGATGCGGGGTGGGCTATTCTGATACGGAGGATGGAGAATAATGGCGAAGTGTGAGCATATGAATTTTAAGGCCGACGTGAGAGTTGACCGCATCCTTAAAAAAGATGGAGACGTTACGCCCTCAGCCTACACATGCGAGGTGCATATACACTGTTTGACATGCGGACTGCCGTTCGAGTTCGTAGGGTTGCAATGTGGATTGCTTTTCGACCGTCCCACCGTTGACCCGTCAGCTCAAGAACTAAGAGCGCCTATCAAGCCAAAAGGGTTGGCTATAATGCCGGGACTTCCAGGGTTTACGGTGAGGGCAAATTGATGGCGGCAACAGGACGCATAAGAATTGACGAGGAATCAGCCCTGAAGTCTATGCCGGTGACGGCTGAGGCTATCCTGCGCTCTGCCCAGGCTCTGAGGCCGATTCTCCCTGAAAAGTTCTACGGCCGGTTCATCCTAATATTCGAGGATGGCCGGCCGATTCGCTGGGAGACTCTTCAGAGCGGGAAGCTCTAACGAAGTTTCCCGGAGGCCCACATTTGCCGCATCCGGTAGGAATCGTCGAGCAGTTGCTGTTCTGTGACCCCACTCTGCATCGCTTTGGCGCGCACTAGGCAGAGATCATCATAGGAATTCCGCCCCAGCAGAAACCACCGGTATTCTATCAAAGCAATGCGCGCGAGGTTCTTCCTGGCGGATGGCGACTTGTCTGGCGTGTCTTCCATTTCGGCGATAATCTTCTTGGCTATTTCAAGTTCGACGTTCATGTGTTCCTTTCCTGTGCCGGGATATACCGCCCGGCTCGGTTGCGGCTGCATTTGAGTAGTAGCTTCAGGACCCATGCCATCCAGACAGATTCGAGTCCTGAAGTCCATAGGCTACCCTCCTTCCTGTACTGCGGTGAGTAAATTGTAGGCCAAGTATGGCACTCAGCCTATCAGCCACCCTGCAATCAATCCGCCGATAATCAGCACAGCCAGAATGCGCCAGTCCCAACGTCCGTAGATGTCCATTTCTGCTCCTTATGTGGTTGATTACCGCTGCATTGTTATTCGGTTCTGCCGCAAGGACCGCGCGGCGGAGGTTATTCGAGCGCGTCAGGTGACCACGGCGCATAATCGCCACCGTAGGGCCGCGCATCAAACACGTCCCAATCGCAAGCCTCAGACTCGTCCTCGGTCTCGCTGTTGGTAATCTCCCAGGTCAGGCGCATCGGGCTGCCGGCACGATCAAAACCGTTAGCGGTGTAGCACGGTGCCTCGTTGGTGCCGTCAAGGTAAGGCTGCTGCGTGAGGCAATACTCTGTGCCGTCTACGTCCTTGTACTCACCAAACTGCTTGGTCAAGCCGTCAAATGTCTGTGTCATTTTTGCTGCTCCTTATGTGGTTGAGTACCAACAACCGTTTAGTTGATAAACCTAGAATAGCACCCCCAGTGCGCATATCAACAGAAAAGTTTAATAAGCGCGAAAGATTTACGTTGATAAACTCGGCGAGTGGTGGTTTAATAATCCTGTTCGCAGAAAGGGGTCTTGAGATGACCGAAACAGAACGGATCACGAATGAAGTCATGAGCAATTGCGGATTCGATGCCAAGGGGCGCTATCACTCTCCCGAATATCCACATGCCAACGTCCTCGGCGAAGGGCCGAACGTCAGCAACGTGCCGCACGACGACGGCATTGCCTTCTTCACCGGCATCCGCAACGCATTCGCTTTTGATGTCCTGGCAGGACTCGTAATCTGGGGCCTGTGGGAGTTGCATCACCCCATCATGCTCCTGGCACATTGGCTGGTGGCCCATGCACGTTAACCTCCGCAATGCCTACCTATGCGCCGATTGTGACACGATTAGCGATTCTCCAGTGCAGTGCCCGGCCTGTGCGAGCCGGTTGGGCATCCTGCCGCTGATTACCGTCCTCAACAGGACCCAGAAGGAGGAACCTTGTACCAAACCAATAGACAAGCAGACGCCGAAGCAATCGTGAGGATTCTGCGCGAGATTGAGCCCGAGATGCGCGAGAACCCGCTTCAAGATGGCGAGTGCATCCTGTGTTTCAACCCCATCTCCAAGCACGGCGAGTCCTGCCCCTTCCGCCTCTCAGACGAGTTCATCGCCAAGTACGGGACTCAACCACCAACAGAACCGAGGCGCGCATGATCCCATGCACTTTGGTGGTCCGTCCCGAAATGTATCAAGCCATTTGCAGAGATCCTCGCATCACCGTAAAGATTCCTCCTCAGAACTACGAAGTTGCATCTTTGTGCGGAATAAGTATTGAACAAAACTCATTCATCCCTGCGTTTAATGGGGAGGGTGAACAAGTTCTGGGGAGATGGAGGAACTTTGACGGAACATGGGGAGATTGGGTGACTCTGGAAAGGTCGCCGGAATGACACTCCCCGAGATGATCGATGAGGTCTACGAGAAGACCCACGTACCGATGATTGAGGTCCTGAACTTGATCGAGGACAACTGGCCGGGACACGATACCTTCACCCCAACCCAATGCAACCTGCTCGTAAGCCTGATCGGCAGGAAGAAACAGGAGATGCAATCTTGACCACCATTTACAGTGAACTGCTTGAAGCGGCCGGCACTGAGTTTTTGCCCCAAGCCGAGGGTGAGCCTGACGGCCACTACCTGCGGCGCCTTGTGCTGGCCGTATCCAAGGCGTCCGATAACGACTGGGAGCGCCTGAGCAAGGAAGCGCAGGACTGGTACAACGCACAGGCTAAGCGCGTCAAAGCGCAACAGGACCCTGAAGAGTGCCCAGGGTTTAACCCGCAAATGATCGTCGTTGATGAAGCGTCCAGCATACCGAAGATCGTCGATGCCGTGGTGGATGCTGGCTGGCCCGCGGACGCACCCGCGCAAGCCGATGCCGATATTGGCCCGATTCCTCTCGGAGATCAGGACTCGCCTCATGCTCTTAGCCCTAAACACACCGCAACCGATGCCGTCCGCGCACTGGTGATGCTCCACACCGACTGGAATCAATCTCAGATCGCCGCGGAACTCGAAGCCCACGGCCAGCCGGTAAGCCTTGGCACCATCGCAACGGTGCGCAGCATGACTCTTGCGACCATCGCTGTTGCTAAGGGGTTGGGAAAGTGGGTGGAGGCGTGAACATCCCACGTCTACCGGGCCGTATGCGCTTTGCACGCGGTCCTCGTCACGTCTTGCGTATCCTGAAGTGGATGGGACGCATGAGCCGCGAACTCAACAAACAGAAAGCGAGGTTGAAGTGAAGAAACTCACAATCAAGATGTTTGCACCTGGCAACAGGACCCACAAGACCGTCATCCTGGCAGCTGGCAAAGGCAAGATGTTCAAGCCCGGCGGCGAGTTCAATGTGCTGTCCCGTGTGGCTGACTCACTGGAAACCCAGTTCCCGAACGATGAGTTCCGCATGGTCCAAGTTGGCCCGGCGGCGTTCAATTTCTTATGGGACCGCAAGAAGACACTCGAAGAGGTAGCCGATAGGGTGATGATCGGAGGGATGCACATGGGCGAAGTGGCAACCGTGGAAGTAGGTTCAGGACTAGCGTAGAATCTCGTTAGACCGGTGGTACCGGCGACCTCCTTGGAACACATAATCCTCCTACCCGGCATCCTGCAAAGATGTCGGGCTCTTTTTGCGCTATACTAAACGGTTCGGCGATGACCTTGACCGCCTTCCGGAATGCCCTGAACCATAGCCCCTCGGCGCTGTGTTAATATCTCTTACGACGGTACAAAAGCACTTTGGCCGGAGTCGTCATGGCTTATTAAAGCTCTGACTGCTCCGGCCTTTTTGCGTTTACAGGAGCCAGATGGACGATTTCAGCGTATTTCTCCCGATTGAAAAGGTAGACGCGCAGAGCGGAATGGTCTGGGGCTATGCCTCAACGCCATCGAAGGACCTGCAGGGGGAGATTGTTCCGCTGGACGCTATCAAGGCCGCCCTCCCCGACTACATGAAGTGGGCGAACATCAGGACCATGCACACCAATAACGCTGTTGGCGTAACCAAAGAGGCCCACGTTGACGCCAAAGGGCTCTACATCGGAGCCAAGATCGTTGATCCTGCCGCATGGAAGTTGTGCAAGGAAGGTGTCTACAAGGGCTTCAGTATCGGCGGTTCCAAACTGGAGAAGGTTGGCGATGTAGTCAAGGCGCTTTCCTTGCGAGAGATCAGCCTCGTAGACCGGCCGGCGAACTCCGATTGCCGCATCGACGTATGCAAGATTGCCGGCGGGCTCGCCTTTGGAGGGTCGATGGATAATCAAACCAGTAACGAGACTTTGATGGAAAAGGCGCTTGACACGTTTCGGACGATTCTCGGGATGGGCAAGATTGCACTCCCGGACCTTGCCAAAGCCGCACAGGACACGAATCCGAGTCCTGTTGAGTCCGAGGAACTGACCGCCGATGAGATGGCCACCCTGACCGCCAAGTTTGCGGACGGCGTTGACCTTGAGAAGCGGGAGTTCAGTGAAAAGGAACGCAAGCACCTCGGCAGCACAGGTGTAGCGCTCCCTGACGGTTCTTTCCCTGTCCAGACCGTCAAGGATCTTGAGAACGCAATCCAGGCGAATGGCCGCGCATCGGACCCCGAGAAAGCCAAGGCTCACATCATCGCACGCGCGAAAGCGCTGAACGCAACCCACCTTCTACCCGCCGATTGGCCGGGCAGCACAAAGAAAAAGGAGAGCACCATCATGGATACTGACCTCCAGAAGCGCTTCACGGCAGGAAAAAAGGCGGCTATCAAGAAGGCCGATGACCACATCAAGAAGGCTTCTGCCTCCCACGGCAAAGCAATCGATGAGCTTGAAGCTCTTCACAAGTGCATGGGCAAGGCGGCAGACGGCGGCGACGAGTTCAAGAAGCACCTCACGGCGCTTTCAGGACACATGAACGACATTGCCGACCATCACGAACTGGCTCACGCTGCGCTCGGCAAGGCCATGACTGGCTGGGATGGCGAGAAGGCGGAAACCGACTTGGGCGAGAAGCCTGATTCGGAGAACGTCGAAGATCTTTCCCCTCGGCGCATGACCGAAGGCAAAGTTGAGGGCAACACCTTCCGCGGCGCTGGCGATTCGCCCTATTCGGCATCTGCAATTGCGACGATGGTCAAGGCCGCTGTGGCGGAAGCTACCGCCCCACTGATTGCCGACAACGCCTTCCTCAAAGGTCAGATGTCCGTGATCGAGAATCAGCCCTCCGCCGGCCGACGCCCGAAACTGTTCGTCGCCAATTCGACCGGTGATGTCTTCCCGTCCAGCGATGGCAAGCCGGACTTCAATCGGATGATCAATAAATCGCTCTCCGAAGCTGATCCGAACGATCAGCGCAGTTCCGAGCAGGCCACGGCGCGCGCTTTCGGCCTGATGTGCACCCCTGGCAGCGGATTCGCGAAGTCGATCAATGACCCCAACTTCAAGATTGACCTGGGCGGCAACTAGCCCCGTCCAGCGCAGTTCATAGCGGTTTCAGTTCGTAGTCAACAACTCGGCAATAGGAGAATCTGAGATGAATGAATTCGAGAAGTTCCTGCAAAGCGACACTTTCAAGCAGGCCCTTGACGAGCGTGTTGGCACTCTCGCAAAGGCCGACACTGTTGACCAGAACACGGGGCTGGTGTGGTACGACCTGAGCCGCATCGTTCAGGAAATGCACCCGTTCAAGCAGTTGATCCCGCTGATCTCCAGCCTCCCCCGCGTCCCCGCCGATGGCGGCACGGCGCATCGTTGGAAGAGGGTCACGGGCATCAACGTCAACAACGTCTCCATCGGCGTACCCGAGGGCGAACGCGCGGCCGCTTCCGCCATCACAGTTCAGGACCAGTTGGCGAGCTACAAGACAATGGGCCTAGAAGGTTCCGTGTCTTGGGAAGCCCGTCTGGCCGCTCTCAACCTCAAGCCCGATGCTCAAGGCGTGACGATTCAGGCCACGCTGCAAGGTGTCATGGTGGGCGAAGAGCAGACGCTCATCGGCGGCAACGCCTCCACCCCG